TCATACCCGGAGGCTCCGCAGGCTGCCGAAGAGGCCGCTCTTGAAGAGGGGCTTCAGCAGGGCTTCTGCCTTGGTGAAGATCGGCTGCGGATTGGTGTTGCCGGACTCCGCATACTGGACCTGGACCACGTCCACCCGCTCCATGACGACCTCTCGACCCGAGCCAGTGGGCATCAGATCGGCGTTCTGGGCATCGACTGCCAGCTGGGCCTGTGCGTCCTTGAGGACCTGCGGGATGGCGTCCTCGGCCAGCGGGTAGCCGTCGAGGGTGACCCCGGTGCGGGGCCACTGCAGGGAATTGGTTGCGGCGGTCTTGAGGCCTTGGAAGTCCCCTCGATAGGCTTCAATGAAGTCCATCGACTTGATAAGCAGGGCTTCGACGTCACCATCCGCAGCCGGCAGGGTGAGACCCCGCGCGGCCGCGTAGGAGCGGGCTGCCGCCACATCGATGTAGCTGTTGGCCCCGGCTACCCCGGAGCCGTCCTCGATAGTCAGGGCCATGGTGGGCTACCTTACTTCTTCGTGGCGGGGGCCGGGGCCGGGGCCGCGGGCTTGGGTTGGGCCGGGGCGGCCGGGGCCTGTGGCGAGGGTGCCACCGGGGCCGCGGGGGCCGTTTCCTTCTTCGGCTCTTCCGCCTTCACGTCCAGGACCTTGATGCCCTTCACGTTCTTGTAGATTTCCGGGACCAGCCCAGCGACTTCGTCGCACTTCTCGGCGGTGTCGTTCTTGGCCAGACGGGCGTTGCGGAAGCGGGCAGTCCCCAGCTTCTCGGCAGCTTCACGTTCAGCATCGGTGGGAACCATCCCGGCGATGAAGAACAGGATCACTTTCTTCGACATGTTCGTTCTCCTGGTGGATTAGAGGAACGGGGGCCGAAGCCCCCGTCCGTTCAGCTTACTGCGCCTTGACGAGGACGCCGGCCAGGTCCTTGTCGGAGGTGGCGTAGCGATCCCAGTTGGTTGCGGTACCGAGAGCCGCGTTGGCCGGCGACTTTCCACCGTTGGTCTTGTCCCACGCGAAGCCCTGAATGCCGACGTTGTACGACCATTCCGCCTGGTAGGTGCGGATGATGTTCTCGTCGCCGTTCTTGGTCTCCACGTTGTCGGTGAAGTCCCCGTTCTGGGAGACCAGCACCGCGCCGGGGGTCAGGCCAAGGGCCGCGTAGGTGTCCGGGGTGCCCGCGGTGATGAGGTTGGGGCTGTCGGTGACCACAAGGGGGCGACCGAAGCCATCCTCGATGACGCGGACGTTGCCGAACACGAACAGGCGGGTGGCGTTGGTCAGCGCTTCGCCATAGATGTCGAAGGCCGACTTGGAGTGCATGACCCATGCCACGATCGCACCAGCCCGATCGCCGAACTTGGCGGCGCCCTTGTTCAGCGCGATCAGGGACATGGTGCCAGTCGAGCTGTGGTCATAGACCACATTCGCCACCTGGCCGATGGCCGCGGCATAGACGAGCACCGCAGTGTTGAGCATGTCGGCGATGGAGTCTTCCGCCATCTGCTTGCCCACCACGACGCCGGCTTCTTCCGGGCTGCGTTGAATCCACTTCATCATGCCCGGGTCGATGCGGACGGGCGGGGTGCCTGCGGCGACCTTGACCGAGGTGTCGGTCAGGTGCTCGAGGACCTTCTCCGCTACGGCGCCGGAGCCGTAGGCGTTGCGGCGACGGACCAGACCGCTGATCTTGGCCCACATGGCCTCGTCAGAGTAGTCGCCTTGATGATTGCCCGACTGCAGCACGAGGCCGCCGCGGGTTGCGCCGTTGAAAAGACCGATCTGCTGGTCCTGCATTTCGGTCATGGTCGAGTAGGCGTATTCGGAGAATACCGCCAGATCCGAGAGTGCCATGATTAACTACCTCCAGTTTCTTTGGATGCTTTGATGTGAGCAGCGATCTCTTTGGGAGATGCTTTCGCGTAATCGAGCTTACCCGGAGCACCGCTCCCGCCGTGGCCGCCCTCAGCACCGCTGCCGGAGGCCTTGCTCCCGATAATTATAGGCGCAAAGGAGGGATTGGCAACCATCTCTTTTTGCAGGTCCTCGATGCTGAAGGCCGACGGGTTGCCGTCCTTGTCCAGCACGCGGGTGACCGCCTTGCCTTCGTTGAACTCCGCCTTGAGGCGCGCCTTGATGTGGGGCAGGATCAGCTCGGGGGCCTTGCTGATCTTGCTGGCCATGGACTGAGCGACGTTGTCGACCAGCAAGGTCTGGAGGTTGCCGGTCAGGGCGCCGATCTGGTCGGACAGCTCCTTCTCGCGCTTGGCCAGCTTCTCCTTGTAGCTGTTCTCCAGCTTCTCGACATCACCCTTCGGGATCGCTCCCTTGAGGATGCCATCGCGCTCCTCGGTCAGGGCATCCAGCTGGGCCTGCAGGTCACTGAGCTGCTTGGCCACCTTCTGCCGTTCGGACTTCTCGTAGTCCTTCGCACGTTTCAGCGCACCAACGCCCGGATGGTCGTCGATGCCCTCCACGTCCAGGTGGAACTTGCCGTCATCGCCCTTCTTGTATTCGGACTTGACCGCGTCGGGGAGTCCGTCAAGGGACTCGAGGATTGCTTTCAAAGCCATGAGCACTGCTCCTAATGATGGGCCACCGGCCCGGGTTAAATGCCCGCCCGCTGGAATGCGGTGGGCTCCAGTTTCCGCATCTCCTCGAGGGTCAGCGGTTCGAAGTTGCGCCCGAGGTTAAGCCGGGCGAACTCCTCGGCCGTCAAGCCACCATCCCGGAGCAACTTGCCGCGGGTCGGGCCGATGGCCGAATCTTGAAAAGCTTCAGGCTGGGTCTTCAGCCACTCGTAATAGGTAAGATCACCATCCACATAGCCGCTTGCGCTGGATCGGGTAGCCCCCTCGTCCAGAAAGTCGTACTTAGGATCAACCTCTGCCACCGTTGTACTACGACATCGAATATGGACCGGGGGCCGCGGGCCTCGCCCCAGCTTAAAGACCTGGCCGTCCAGAGATCGGCAGGTAGGGGTCGTCTTGTTATCCAGAGTGGAGACCCATCGGTATCCCTCGATAACATCGGCATTCGCAGCCCAAGTCTCCATGCGGGCCGTCGAAGCCACGTGCTGGATAGCCGTGCGGACCACGGCGTCGGCATTGCGCCCGATACGAGCGACGATCCCGTCGGAGTAGTTGAGCTTCTTGGTGCCGCGAATCGCCTGCACCAGTTGTTGATTCGTCCAGCCATCGGCATACCCCTTGCGGACCAGATTGTTGACCGCGGCGATCTCCTTGGCGGTCCAGTCCTTGAGGAAGGGTTCCAGGAGCTCGCCTGTGGCCGACAGTGGTTGCTTGAGGGCGGCTTGGTAGGCGGCGCTGGCCACAGGTACGGTCAGGCTGACCGCGGCGACGGCCTGCTCGATGGACTTGGCCTCGAACTCCGCCTCATAGCCCGCCAGTTCTTCGAGGGCCGGCATGAGGTCGTCCAGCATCTCCAGCATGACCTTGACCTGAGCATTGCGGAGGTTGACCAAGGTCTCGTTGAGTTGCTTCTTGGTGAGATCCGCCATGTTGGTGGCGCCGAGGCCACCGACCACCTCGGTGATGGCCTTCTCCAGCCGACGCAAGGCGGTGCCCATGCTCTTGACCTGACCGGACTTCAGGCGCTCCAGGTAGACCTGGTGCCTTGTCGCGATGTCCAGCAGGTGCTTATCAGAAGCCATTAGCGTACGCCCCACATTCCCGGCAGCGGCAGCCGTCGGATACGATATAGAATAGATGGGAACCGCAGTTGCACTCGAAGAACGCCTCCGGTGCGTATGGGTGCTCCCACAACCCCTTCATGGTCTTGCATTGTGGGCATTGTAACTGCCAAGTCCCCACCTCGGCAACCGCCACCCACTTATGCAGGCAGCAGGAGCAGACGGCTGGCCCCGACAGGTGGGGCCGCCGCTCACTGAGGTTGATTATTTCCGCCATTGCCCTGCGGGTCCTTGTTCGGGTCAGCGTCCGGGTCCTGCTCCTGCTGCATCTGCTGGGCGTAGACCAGTGCGGCCCCCGCCCCCATGCCAGAAGCCATCTCTTCCTCGATGGCGTCCTTCGCCTCCTCGTCGTCCAGATAGGCAACGTTGGCCCGGCGGAGGTTGAAGCGCATCTCTTCGAAGGCGATAGCGCCGGCCTGCCACTCGGCGATTAGCTGGGCGCGGTCCTGAGCGGACATACGGCCGATCTCGAAGTCGGTGTTGAGGTCGAACTCCGGCTCCTGGTCGGTGCCGAGGAAGACCCCACACCACGTCAGGGCCGCCCGGTAGGCCGCGGCCACGTTCTTCGCGCATGTGGCCAGAATGGATACCTCGGAGGCCTCCTCCTGCCGGGCCTCGGTAGCCGTCCGCTGGACAGCCGCCTGTTCGACCAGCTTGGCACCGAGGGCGACCATCTGGCGCTCCTTCAGCTCCATGGCCTCCTTCGGCATGGTGTTCGGGTTGGCCTGCAGCAGCCCAGCGGTGCCACCCTGCGGGAGCGGGATCGCCGCACGGGAGCCGAGGTGCACCTGGCCCTTGAGGACCTCCTCCACCCAGTCCTTCGTCAAGCCGGCGAGGTACGGGGTCGGCTGCCCCACGATGTAGCAAGCCTCCTCGTAGTCGGCGCTGTTCCGGTAGTGGGCGATGTTGAGGGTGGCCAGGTCGTAGAGCGGCGGGAGGTCCACGTTCGGGTCGTTGTTGACCGCCCCGACGAAGGTGAACGGGATCTCCTTGAGGTTGTTGCCGCTGGCGTCCAGTGGGTAGTAGTGCTCGTACTCCTGGTGGGTGCCATTCGCCTCCCGCCAGATTTCGACCCGGTAGGCCCCGGTCTCCTCCTCCAGACGCAAAACCCGCCACTGTCGGTCGAACTTGACCTCGAAGCCGTCATCCTCCACCACGTAGGACTCGGCGATGACCACAAGGGACAGGAGCTTCTTCGCGCCGACCGTCTTGGTCCGCCAGTTGATGATGTCCCACGGGTCGTAGAGGATGATGGTAGGCCGCACCTTACCGTCCAGCAGATCCTGCCGGCTCGCTGCGCCTTCCACCTTCGGATAGTCGACGAACAGGCCGCACCGGCCGTAGCCGAGCACCTCGCCTAGTGCCTTCTTCGACTGCTGGTCCAGCGCTACGCCGGCCCCGTCGGTGTCGATAAGCAGCGGCTCCATCAGGGCGGGCAGCTTGGCAATCGGGTCCTGCTGGAAGACCTGGCCCACCAGCCCGGCGTGGGTCCGCTGGGTCACGTTGTAGAAGACGGCCCGTTCGACATACTGGTCGTACCGCTTCTTGTTCTCCTCGGAGAGGTCAGCGGGGTTGGGCTTGGGCAGGTACTTCTCGCGGGCGTCCTTGACGGCCTTCTGGCCGCTCAGGCAGTCCTTGACGAGGTCCCACCGGCCCTTCATCTTGGCGACTTCGTCGCGCACAAAGCTCACGTTCGGCATAGGTACCTCTTATTGGTGCAATCTCCGCGCGAGGGGGATTAGATTCGCATGTCACGGCAAATCGTGACGAGGTGGTTCGGCTCATATCGCCACGGCTCGGCCCACCCAAGCGCTGCGGCAATGGCCTCGCTGCAAAACCAGCCACTCTGCGAATCCGGGATGACCGGCAGCACGAAGCGGAGGTTCCCCGCGAGGTCATACGGCTCGCCGTCGTGCGCGCGAAACCACTCCCGCGCCCGCGCAACATCCGCCCGCGGCAAATCGACGAAATGCCAGCGCGACGGGTCGAATGCGATGGATTTGCGACGCACGCCGCCGTCCATCCACGAGGCGGACCACGACTCGACCGGCTCGCCGCGCTCAACCGCATCGCGATCGGCAAACACAAGCTCGACGTGCGAGTACGGGCCACGGCCCACAATCCGCACGGCCCGGTTGTAGAGTCCAGGCAGGCCGGGGCGGGTGCCGTGGTACGCGGCCAGGATCACAGCGTCACCATCAGCGCAAACCCCGCGTCGATCTGCGCCTCGGACAGCCCGAACGCAGCGGCAACCGCGAGCAGCACGGGATTTGCCCGCTCGAAATGCAGGCTGGCGTCGTACAAGTCGATCAGGTCGAGGTCGGCGGAGTCAGCGGGATCGAGCGCAGCCCGCCACGCCGTCACCGGGGCGCGCAGCCCGAGCCGGGTCAGCCCCTGAAGGAACTGCCGGCGCGTGACCTTTTCGACTCGCGGCACCGGGGGCGTGCCGGTGCGAACTTCGTAGCGGCCTCCGCCAGTGGCGATGAGGTACTCGCCCTCTGCCAGCGCGGGCAGGGTCTCGACCGGAATCCAGTGGTCGGGGACGCCAGCGCCCACATCGATTTCCTGCGCTTCGCCCGTCCAAACGAGCGCGTCATTCAATTTGATGATCGTCTGCATGTCAGGCTCCTGCGTAGATGAACGCGCGCGCCTCGCCGCTTGTCGCGTTCGGCAGCGTCGGCAGCTTGAAATGGGTGCTCGGGTTGTAAGTCAAAGCTGGGGCGTTGGTCATGACCCGATTGCCGACGCCATCGGCCGAGACAGCACAAAACAGCGATAGCTCAGGAGACCAACAGACCGCGTACCAGGCGTTATCCGCTGCACTGGCACGCGCGGTCCAGTTGATCCCGTCCGGGGAGGTCATTACCCGATTGCCAACGCCGCTGATGGCGACGGCGCAGAAAATCGACAGTTCCGGCGACCAGCAAACCGAGAACCACGCGTTATCTGCCGCACTCGCACGGGAGGTCCAGGTAACCCCGTCCGGGCTGGTCATGACCCGATTTCCGGTGCCGGATGCGGCGACGGCGCAGAAAATCGACAGTTCCGGCGACCAGCAAACCGAGTACCAGTTGTTATCTGCTGCACTTGCGCGGACGGTCCAGTTGATCCCGTCCGGGGAGGTCATTACCCGATTTCCGGTGCCGCTGATGGCGATGGCGCAGAACAGAGACAACTCCGGGCTCCAGCAGACGGAGCGCCAGGCGTTATCCGCTGCACTCGTACGAGCGGTCCAGGTCCCAGCTCCGTCCGGCGCGGTGCCGATGGTCGCCCGCAGCGCGGGGTACGCGGCAATCGAATACACCGCCCCGTCTGCTGGCAGGTAGCCGTCGTGCTGGCGCCGCGCATAAATCACCGACCCGACGCCCAACTCACCCACGGCGAGGCCGAGGGATTTTCTAACCACCCCACCCGGGCCCGTTACCGCAGTGACTGGGGATGAGCCCGAATCCGGGTCTAGAGCGTTATCAGGGACAAAAAGCTGCTGCTCCTGAAAGGTGGCCCGGGTATTAATAGTGGGCCTAACTTGTTCGACCCCGCCTGTTAGGTCCCAAGTAGCCAGGCCGGCCTGAACGAGGCGAGTTAGTATATCGTAGGATACATCGCGCAAGATCGTCCCACTTGGGTGACCGTACAAGCTGGTTAACGTTTTGGCACTCATAGCTATGCTCCTTATGAAGGAAGGGTGACCTTAATTGATGTGGCCATCCGGTTGTTGCCTGCTAGGACACGGTAGCGAACGTCGTCATACACGTGATCTTCGGCCTCTGTATCAACATCGTCCTCATTATCCTCGTCCCGAGGGAGAACTGGCAAGGTGGCAATGGCGGCCCGACAGTTGTCCATGAAGTAGAGACCTGGCCCCTCCTTCGTCTTGGACGCCTCGAGGCGGTCCCGGATCAGCTGCAGGCCGTTGGTGCGGGAGCCGGGGCGCTTATCAGACTCGATCCAGTCCACCCCCTCGTCGGCCATCTTCTTCTTGATGGACTCGACGTCCTTCTCGTTGACGTTGCTGATCTGGTTGTCCGCCGGCCCCGCCTTGACCCGGGACTCGATCCACCCCTGCTCCGTCAGCATCTTCTCCCGCTCCTTGATACCCTTCGCGATCTCCTTAGCGGACAGGCGGAGGCCCTTGTTCAGGCCGATCTCTTGGGCGCCATACCACTCCGCGATACGGATCAGGGTACCGGGCGGTGGGCAGAAGATGGTGCCGTCCGGCAGGGTGGCTTCCTCGCCATTGGCCTCAGCCCACCAGCCCACGCTGAACGGGTGGCTGGAGCCCCAGTCGAAGGACCGGTCGATGCGCCAGGTCTTCGGCACCTTGAAGCGCGGCAGGATGAGGTGCTGGCCCCACAGGTCGTCGAGGGCACCACCGGCCACGATGTCCCAGTCGCCCCACAGCCACGCCCGGCGCTTGTTCTCCTCCTTGATGGATTCGAGCTCGGCCACGTACTCCGGGCTGAGGTAGCGGTTCTCCTTGTAGGAGCCGAAGATGCGGACCTGTGTCTTGACGATGATCTCGCGCTGCTGGGTCCGCGGGTTGAAGACGTCGATCTCCTTGCGGACCACCTGGCCCGGCTCGGCGACGTCGATAAAGCGGGACTTGACCCAGTTGTGGCCAGCGCCATACGGGTTGGTCGTGCTGAAGACCACAAGGGGGATCGGGGGCAGCGGCTCCATCAGCCCGGTCTGCGCGTTGATTGGGCTGTGCTCCTCGGGCAGGAAGGAGGAGCGGTTGCAGCTCATCATCGCCTCGTAGAGCTCCGGGGTCGGGTACTTGGAC